TTACGTCTACCGTCGTTATCTCTTTGACTTCTTAGTTTAAGTAACTCTGGTCTAGAAGTTCCTGCCATTTTTTTCTCTTTTTAATAAATAGTAATTGGATATTTTAGATTATTTATACGGAGTTGCGAAAATACATTATGGCTTATAGAGGGAAATTTAAACCAGCAAACCCGCATAAGTACAAAGGAGACCCAACCAAGATTATTTATAGGTCTTGGTGGGAACGAAATGTATTCTCATGGCTTGATAAACATAAAGATGTTATATGGTGGCAATCAGAAGAAGTCATTGTTCCTTATAGGTCACCGATAGATGGAAGAGTACATAGATACTTTCCTGATGTAGTTGTACATAAATATGATGGACTTGGTAAAAAGCATACTATAATGATTGAAATTAAACCTTATGGCCAAACGCTTCCACCAAATCCAGCAAATAAAAATAAGACACCGACTGGTCGAGTGTCAAGAAGATATCTTAACGAGGTTAAGAATTATGGAATTAATAGCGCAAAATGGAAAGCAGCTCGATCGTATTGTGCAGACCGTGGATGGCAGTTTGTTATTATGACAGAAAAAGACGGAATAGCAGGTAAATAAATGGCAATTACAAATTACGCTAAATTATTGCAAGAAGCGAAGAATCAAGCGCAAGGTAAAGTTCATCGCGGTACTACAGTATTTAATGATATATTAGTAAAAGGTATTCGTGCAGGCGAGATGCCAGCTCGTTCAAAAACATCTCGAACCTGGTACAGAGACCAAGCAAAAAAAATCAGCAGAACAGGTTCAGGTAGTTCTGGAGTATCTGGTGCATCAATGATTGCAACTGGATTAAAAGAAAAAGACCGTGCAGTTAATTTTATTGAACCAGGAATGATGTACACATTTGCTTACGACCCTAAACATAAAGCTACACTTCCTTATTATGATAGATTCCCTTTGATTTTCCCAATAAATAAAACAAAGGGTGGATTTATGGGAATTAACTTTCACTATTTACCACCTATGATGCGTGCTCAGTTAATGGATGCATTATATGGTATTACGAACAATAAGAGATATGACGAGAGTACTAGATTAGGTTTGAGTTATGATTTATTAAATAGCGCTGCTAAGTTTAGATTTTTTAAACCAGCATTAAAGCAATATTTAAATAAACAAATGAAATCTCGTTTTATTTACATCAATCCTACAGAATGGGATGTTGCATTGTTCTTACCATTAGCACAATTTGAGAAAGCATCTAAACAGAAAGTTTACGCAGACAGCCGAAAAATGGTAACAAGGTAATAATATATGTCATTTAGAATAAGCGATTTTAAAACAACCATGGATAGGTTTGGTGGTCCTGCACGACCTAATCTATTCGAAGTTTTAATTTCTAAAGCACCAGAACCAAGTTCAAGTATGGACGCTAGAAGTATATCATTCTTTTGTAATCAAGTCAATTTTCCAGGAGTTCAAGTTGAGCAAGGACAGATGACTAATGTTGCACAATTACCAACATCATTTCCAATGCGAATGACTCCACAACCAATTACTTGTACGTTTTTATTAGATAGCGATCACAACGTACTTTCATTTTTTCACAATTGGTTGCAAAGAGTTATGAACTTCAGTACTAAAACTGGCACATTTGGTGCAATCGACGGTGAACAGCTTCCATACGAATTGGGTTATAAAGATGAATATGCTTGTCGTATGAATATAAGACATTATAGTACAGAATCTTTAGGCAAAGGCTCACAAGCTAAATATTATGAAACAACAATGGAAAACATTTATCCGTTTGCTATTAGTGATACTGCATTAGCATGGGATAGCAATGACCAATTTGCTACAATCACTGTATCATTCGCATATGACCAAATATATTATTCCGGTGATAAAGTAGGAACACAAATACAAAGAAAAAGTGGTGGATTACTTGATACACTTTCAGACATTGCAAGTTTTATTGATGTAACGAAACAAACAATAGGACAAGGCAAAATAACAAGCATTCAGGATGCTGTTAACAGATTACAACGAGTTAGAGGTTCATACGATAATCTTTCAGATTTTTTTGATGGACCTACTAATGCACAAAGAAATAAAACAATAGATGAAGCTGGCAAAAGAATGTCTCAAAGAGTTAATGCAGATTTACAGCAAAAAATTGATGCTAAATTATCTGCACAGATACAAGACAAATTAGACAACTTACCAGGCAACTAAATATATTATATGATAGGAGATTTATAGAATGTCATTACCAAAAATTGATTTACCAATTGGGGAATTAACACTTCCATCAACAGGTGAAAAAGTACAATATCGACCATTTAGTGTAAAAGAAGAAAAGATTCTTTTAGTAGGTCAACAAAGCGGAGAAGCAGAATTAGAGTTATTATCTGCAAAACAAGTTATAGGTAATTGTTTACTTGATAAAAACGTTGATGAGCTTGCAATGTTCGATTTAGAGTACGTGTTACTCTACCTAAGAGCAAGGAGTGTTAACAACATTATTGCGTTTACAATTACAGACGAAGATACAAACGAAGATGTTGAATTACAGTTCGACATTGATAATATAGTATTAGAAACTCAAGAAGGTCATACAAAAGAAGTTGTAATTAATGATGAATTTAGGTTATTTTTAAGATATCCAACTATTAAAGAATTTCATCAATTAGTTACTGCAGATAAAGATGACCCATTGCTTGACTATATTATGTTAGTATCTTGTTTAGATTATATTGCATCTGAAGATGAAGTACATTATTTTAAAGAATATAATGAAGAACAAATTACTGAATTTATGGATAGTTTATCTGGTGACATGATAAAGAAAATCACTGGATTTTTTGAAACTATGCCTAAATTAAAACAAGAAATGAAATACACTAATAGTAATGGAGATGAGAAAACATTTGTTGTGGAGGGAATGCGAAGTTTTTTTACCTAGCGCTGAGTCATATTAACCTGCAAAATTACTATGACACTAATTTTGCGATGGCCCAGCATCACAAATGGAGTATTAGTGAAATTGAAAATATGATGCCATACGAAAGAGATATATATTTTGAATTATTAGTTAATCATATTAAAGAACAAAACGAGAGAGCTGAACAAGCAAAAAACGGATAAAATAAATGGCCACGGCAACGACATTAGATGACATTAGAAAACGACTGATACGCGAAGGTGAACTTCTGCGTAACGACGGTGCTCACTCAATCAAATCTGTCAAAGAAACTATAGTAGAAAAGCTTAAACCTGCTCTTGACGGAATACATAAAGCTATGACTGGTGTTCAAGCTTTAAATACGGAACAATCTGAATTTAATAGAATGAAAGCCGAAAGGGATTTAAGGCTAGAAGATTTAAACGAAAAAGAATTAGAAGAGTATAAGAAAAATAACGCTGATATCATTAAGCGTGAACAAGAATTCGAAAAGAAAGATTTAGCAGCAAAAGAAAAACATCAGAAGCAAAGAGAAAAATCAGACCTAAAAATATTTGGCAAAGACGGTATTCTTATTAAAGGGATTAAAAAGGCATTTAGTCTTGCAACGATCGCAGCTGTTGCTGCTATAGGATATACCGCGCTGTCAGGATTTTTAGAAGGTTATTTACCGGATTATTTTGGACCAGAAGGAAAAATAGCTGATTTACCTAGTGTGTTTGAGATAATAGGTGGCATTCAAAAAATATTTACTTCCGTTGATGTAGAACAATTACAGAAAAACTTAGCATTTATTTCAAGTGCTGACTTCTTAAGTGCAATGACAGTTGCAGCTGGAGGTTATGGCGCAGTTAAAGTAGCAGAAAAAGGAGTAGGTGTTCTTTCAACTGTTGCTCTTGCTAGAATGTTTACGCCAGGGTCTGGCGACGCAAATGATGGAAGTTTAAAGAAAAGAAAAACTGCAATACGAGTCGGTATAGCTGGTCTTATATTTGGTGCTATAGAATTTGCAATGCCTGCATTAACCAAATTTCTTAGAAAAGACGAGTTTTCACCAGCTGCTCTTGCAAAAGTTCCAGTAAGACCTAGCGATATAGGTTCTGTAGCTGGTAACGCAGCGCAAGCTGCAACGATCGCAATGTTATTTGCTCCTACTGGACCTATAGGAGCGGGAATTGCTGGTATAGTAACATTTATGGGATTAACTGCTCTAGATGTTGTTAACCATAATAAAGATGCTGATACTTATAGCAACAATTACGAAGATGTTTTATTGGGCGAAGGTAGCGAAGTAGGTATATTAAAGGGAAAATTAAAAAGAGCAGAACAACTACGAGATACTTTAAAACTAACTGATGACCAATTAGCTCAATTAGATTCAAATATTGCAAATATTAAAGAAGCTATTGCAGAAGCTGAACGCATTGCAAAAGAAAAATCCCTAAAAGCATATGAAGCTGACCTTGCAAGATTTAATGAAATTAAAGCAAGGCGTGGCAGTTATGTTAATGAAGATGGAACATATTCACAAGAAGTTATAAGTGCACTGTATGCTGAGTCAGCACGAATGCAGTCAATGTCAGGTGGAAGAATATATAGCGCAAAAGCTGCAGAAATGTATGCTCAATCTAT